ACCAATTCGACTGCTGTCGGGTATATTGATGCCGAGTCCGGAGAGTTCCAAACAGTTGCTCTTAATGAAGGCCAACGCGACACACTATACGTGAATAAAATCAATCCTATTCCGTTCTTTGTTGGCGTTGGACTAGTAAACTACGGCCAAAAAACAAGAGCTCGTAATGCTAGTGCACTTGATAGGATAAATGTAGTTAGACTAGTTGCATACCTTAGAGGGCAGCTTGATAGATTGGCTAGACCTTACGTGTTTGAGCCTAATGATCAAATTACAAGAGACGAGATAAGAACAGCAGTAGAGAGCCTATTGTTAGAACTAGTAGGACTAAGAGCTATAGGCGACTTTGCAGTAGTGTGCGACGAAAGCAATAACACGCCGGCAAGAGTTGACCGCAACGAACTATATGTTGATATAGCAATAGAACCTATAAAGGCCGTGGAATTCATTTATATTCCGTTGCGCGTACAGAACACAGGAGAAATTTAAAAATGCCAATTACCTCGCTTAACAATTTAGGTGTACCTACCGAAGGCGGCAACCAAGTTCTGCTAATGCCGAAACTGCGCTATAGATTTAGAGTAGTGCTTACCAGTTTCGGCGCAGAAGCCTCAACTGAGCTAACTAAGCAAGTTGCAGATGTTACCCGTCCTACAGTAAACTTTGAAGAAATGGAAATTCCAGTTTATAACTCAAGGGTTTATCTTGCAGGTCGTCAACAGCTAGAAACCATCACACTTACATTGCGTGATGACGCTACCGGACTTGTACAAAAGTTAGTAGGACAACAACTTCAGAAGCAATTTGACTTCGTTGAACAGGCGTCCGCAAGGAGTGGTATTGATTATAAATTCACAACAAGAATTGAAATTCTAGACGGCGGCAACGGTGCTAATACACCGGTTGTGTTAGAAACCTTTAATCTTTTCGGATGTTTTGTGCAAAATGCTAATTATAACGAATTGGCATATGATTCTAACGAACCAGCAACTGTTGCACTTACAATACGATTTGACAACCTTGAACAGTTTGCAGCCGGCGAGACTGAAATTTCAGCAGTTGGCGGAATAGGAGCTGCAGTTGGACGTTCGATTGCTTCAGAAGCTGCAACAGGCGCAGGTTCTGTAGAGTAAAGAGTTTAACAACTAAAGAAAAAAGCCTAGAAATTTCTAGGCTTTTTTTATGACTAAATATTGTTATGGCAAATAAGTTTACAAGATTCCTATCCGGTTTAGGAAAAGGAGTAGTTAGCCCGAGAGGTACGCCTAGCACCTATCAGCATGCATCTCGTCTTTTTATCGATGACAATTTTAGATTAGCACCCAGAACAAAATTTAATTACTTTGTAAAATTTGAGTTGGACCCCACTGCCTTAAAAGCACCAGAATTTGATAGAGGAAAAATAGAAGAGGCTGGCTTATTAGTAAAAAATCTGCAGTTGCCTAGTTTTAGTTTTGACACTGTTACAAAAAATCAATACAATAGAAAAAAAATCCTTTATAAAATGATCAATTACGATGCCCTTTCTTTGTCGTTCCACGATGACAACAATGGCGTAACTAATGCACTTTGGGCAATCTATTACGGATACTATATTGCAGATAGGAACTTGCCAGCAAGTGCATATACTGCAAACAAATATACACCAACATCAAAAGAAGAAAATTTCAGTTTTAGATACGGGCTGGATAATAACATATCAGCGCCGCTAATTAAAAAAATACACCTGTACACAATGAGCAGACAGCGTTTTTTAAGTTACACTCTTGTTAATCCTAAAATTACCAAGTGGAGTCACAGTGACATGGACTATTCTCTGTCAGAGCCTGCTCAAAATCAAATGACTCTTGAGTTTGAAGCTGTTCAGTATGGCGGCGGTCGAGTAGATTTTAATAATCCGCCGGGGTTTGCTAATTTGCATTACGACTCTGCTCCTTCTCCGTTATCTGTAGCCGGCGGCGGTGTAGCGTCACTGACTGGCGCCGGCGGCGTATTAGACGGCATGGAACAGATTTTTGGAGCTGTTTCCGACGGTACTGCATTTGGTAGCCCGGCCGGCGCAATTGGCACTATTGCTAAAACAATAAACACATACGAAAATATAAAGGATTTAGATTCAGACAGTCTAGCACAGGAAGCAATTGGTATTCTGTCCAGTCCACAGAGCATTGATACAATTTCCAATACAATTAGCGGAGTTGCCGGAGCAGTGTTTCCAAAAAACAACACATCAGAAACACCAACACAGGCCACCCAAAAACGAATAGCGCCGCCGGGAATTCAATAAGATGGCATCTAACTTACCACCGCAGGAACTAAACGACACTGGCGCTGCTACTAGACTGTTCTTCGACCAGTACGGCGCAAAACCCAACGAATACAAAGCGGTAGAAGTCGACGCTACCGTTGCATTTTTCGAAGGAGCAGGGTTCGATAAAGATGCATCGATTGTAGCTGCAATTACTCTTTTACAGCAGGCAAAAAGGGAAGCCACAAATATATTTGAAACCTTAGACACCCTTAACAGATTACCCAGTGTAAAGCTAAGCCAATTGGTAGCTGAGATACTAAACAATAAACGAGTACCCACATCGGCATTAGGATTTAGAACAGAAACAAATACAAACCTTAAAGCTAGAGAGATTTCTGCTTAATGCCTAAATTTGCGCAAGGGAAGTTTACACCTAAAAATCCCGACAAGTATGTTGGCACACGTAATCCTCATGCTAGATCGAGTTGGGAATTTGTTTTTATGAAAATGCTCGACGAACACCCCGGAGTAGAAAGCTGGGCAAGCGAAAGCGTGCAAATACCTTATAGAGATCCGCTTACAGGAAAGCAAACCATATATGTTCCAGATTTTTTTGTAGTGTATAAGAATCGCACCGGTGCGAAAAAAGCAGAACTAGTAGAAGTAAAGCCCAGTAATCAAACTATTCGAGAAAAGGTAGGCAGAAGTAGATACAATCAAGAGCAATATGTAAAAAATCTTGCCAAGTGGGAGGCAGCGACGGCTTGGTGTAAGCAGCAAGGAATAAAGTTCCGAGTAATAAACGAAGGGGATATTTTCCATCAAGGCAGCAAACGGAAATAAGTATACATATGACAAAAAAGCTAGAAGAGATATTTGACCTAGAAAACAAAGACCAGGCAGATCAAAAGACAGAAGAATCAGCATCTTCGTCAGAACCGGTTCACAACCAGGTTAAAAGCCTAGACGACAGTTACGCTGCAGTTAAAGAAATTACACGCGATCTTCCTGCTGTTACCGAATTGGATGAAATCGACGATTCTGAATTAGACCATCTTGCAACTAAATCGGAACAAGCGTACGATGATCTTATGGATTTAGGCATGAACGTTGAAGTTAGATACAGCGGAAGAATTTTTGAAGTTGCAAGCTCTATGATGAAAAATGCAATTGATGCAAAAACTGCGAAGGTAGATAAAAAACTAAAAGCTGTTGATGCTAAATTAAAAAAATATAAAATAGATAAAGATAACGCATCCGACAGCGATGATGTTATAAGTGGCGAGGGTTATGTTGTGACTGACCGGAACGAATTGCTTAAAAAATTAGGCGGAAAGGAATAAATACACTTATGAAAAGTTTTAAAGATTATCTTGCCGAAAGCAAGAAATATTATAGTTTTAAGGTAAAGATAGCAGGCGACCTGCCTGAGAATTTTAAAGAAAGTTTAAAAACCAGGCTAGAAAGATACGAGCTTACTACTCTCGAACAAACAGGAAAAACACCTATACAGAAACTTCCTAGAGACTTTCCAGAGATGGAAAATTCTGAAGTAACTATGTTCGAAGTTATTACCGAATATCCGGTTAATGCGCCTCAAATTGAAACTGAACTACGAGAAATTGGCATAGAACAAACTCGATTTAGAGTAAGAACGCCGACCCAAGAAGCAGACATAGAATTAAGTAATGAAGATTCTGAAAACCTTTCAAGCGATGCACTATTAACAGATCCAGAGTACAAAGAGTCAACCGGCACAACCGGCACGGATTACTTTGGCGATGATTACAACACAGGATTCCTTAAAGATCTTCAAGCTGCTACAGACGAACGCAAAAAAGAACTAGACCAAAAAGAAGATGCTAATATCTACAAAGATAAAAACGAAAGCATCAGCGCAAAATCACCAGTTGGGAGTACCTAATGGATTTAAATAATCTACTATCTAAAATTGATGCCATCGATAGTGCATCAAATAATGTGCAGGAAAAGAGCACGATAACAGAAGCAGAAATGCCGATAGCACCTTTAGAACCTCGGCCTTCTATGAACGTAAACATGGTAGCAACCGGCGCCGAAGGCATGGCAGAGCTGTTAAGTCTAATATCTAATTTTAATGCAGACACTCCCAATCAAGAACCGACAGCGCTGCAGATATCAGACGAAACAGAAGAAACTGACGAAGCGTATGCTAATGCACCTGAGCCGGAAGAAAAAGACATTGACTATATGACTAATAAGCTTGCAGGCGGGATGAACAAGCCGAAAAAAACATATGATATTGTCTCAAAAGGGG